GTATTGCGTGAAATGCACTGCAATGAGGTTAAGAAGTCTATAAATAAATTGGTAGATAACGAAATTCTAGAGGCAAACAAGTTGCGTCTCTTCGCGGACTTCTTATCTAACTTATAAATAATAATATTAACACATTCTAAGTACATTCGGAACCATAATGGCTGAAGAAAAAACACTACATGAGATGGAAAATCAGGTAACGAAAGGTGCTAAGTCTGCCGATCCTATGCCAAAGGCACCAAACTACGTCCCAGACGCAGGTGCAGTTGAGGATCTCGGCGGTCCTACTCCTCAGAATTCCAAGTCTACAGACGACTCTAACAAGTTGAAGACTCCATCCGCTAAGTTTGCCCAACAGGGCGATCCACAGACTAAAGGGTCTGCAGGATCTCATACACTTCCCGGTCCCTCTGCTATAACCTCAACAGGTTACGGTACTGGTGCTAACGAAGAAGTGGAGAAGGAAGAGGAAGAGGTAGAAAACGTTATACAGGAAGAAGAGATCGATCTTTCACAAGACGTTCAAGCACTTCTTGAAGGCGAAGAACTCTCTGAAGAGTTCAAAACTAAAGCAACTACCGTTTTCGAGGCAGTTGTAAAATCAAGAATCGCCGAAGCAAAAGAGGCGATATCTGCTCAGTACGACAAAAATCTTGTCGAAGAAGTTTCTGCTATTAAGAAGGAACTTACTGAGAGAATTGATTCGTACCTTGAGTACGTATCAAATGAGTGGTTCACTGAGAACACACTTCAATTAGAATCAGGAATCAGGGGAGATCTCTCTGAATCCTTCATGACCGGTCTTAAGAACCTTTTTGAAGAGCATTATGTAAACATCCCTGATGAGAAATATGATGTGCTTGAGGCAATGGTCGAAAAATTAGATAATATGGAGACAAAACTCAACGAACAGATCGAAAGCAACGTTTCATTAACTAAGCGTTTAGCAACATCTGTTTCTGACAACATCCTAGATGAAGTCTGTGAGGGTCTTGCACTATCCCAAAAGGAAAAAGTTGCAAGTCTTGCTGAAGGTGTTGAGTTTGAAAGTGAAGTACAATATCGTGAAAAACTGTCTACTCTTAGAGAGACATATTTCGCTCCTAAGAAACCAGAGGCAAATTCACAAGAAGTTATCTCTGAAGATGCTCCAGTAGAGGAAAACTCCCCTGCTATGGAATCATACATTCAGGCACTAACTAAGTACCAGTAAATTAACTAAAACAAAAAACACACAACCATGTTTAATTCTTCTCAATTACAGAAGAAGTGGGCTCCTCTCCTAGAGGCAGAAGGTATTGATAAGATATCTGATAATCATAGGAAAGCGGTTACCGCACAACTTCTAGAAAACCAAGAAAGATTTTTAAAAGAGGAACGTGCATTCCTTACAGAAGCACCTCCTACAACATCATTAGGTGGCGGTGGAGCGTCAGCAGGAACACCCGGATTTAGTGGTGGTTCAACTGATGCCGGACCTGTTGCAGGTTTCGACCCAGTCCTAATTTCATTGATTCGTCGTGCTATGCCTAACTTGGTGGCATATGACCTAGCAGGCGTACAACCAATGAACGGTCCAACTGGACTTATCTTCGCGATGAGAACCAGATTTGACAATCAGTCAGGAACAGAAGCGTTCTTCAACGAACCAGATTCTGCATTCTCTGCACAAGATGACAATGCTTCACTTGCACAGGGTGACTATGCACTAAACACAACTGACGGTGGAACAGACGTTGGTTTCGGTACAACTGCACAAGGCGGTTCAAACCCATCCATTCTAAATGGTGGTGCTGCTAACGCATACTCAGTTGGACAAGGTTTTGACTCAACTGCACTTGAATCTTTAGGAGATGCAGCAGGTAATGACTTCAGAGAGATGTCATTCAGCATCGAGAAAGTTACTGTTGCAGCAAGATCAAGAGCACTAAAGGCAGAGTATAGTTTAGAACTTGCTCAAGACTTGAAGGCAATCCACGGTCTAGATGCAGAAGCAGAATTAGCAAATATCCTCTCAACAGAGATACTTGCTGAGATCAACAGAGAAATCATCAGAACAATCTACAAGGTTGCAAGACCCGGTGCACAGACAAACACTGCATCAACAGGTATCTTCGACTTAGACGTTGACTCAAACGGAAGATGGATGGTTGAGAAATTCAAGGGAATGATGTTCCAACTTGAAAGAGATGCAAACGCAATCGCACAGGAAACTCGTAGAGGAAAGGGTAACATTATCCTATGTTCTGCTGACGTTGCTTCTGCACTTGCTGCTGCAGGTCAACTAGACTACACTCCTGCACTATCTGCTAACCTACAGGTTGACGATACAGGAAATACATTCGCAGGTACATTGAACGGAAGATTCAAGGTATACATCGATCCATTCGCTGCTAACCTATCTGCTGATCAGTACTACGTTATGGGTTACAAAGGTTCTTCACCTTATGACGCAGGATTATTCTACTGTCCTTACGTTCCATTACAGATGGTAAGAGCAGTTGGACAAGATACATTCCAACCTAAAATTGGTTTCAAAACCAGATACGGTATGGTATCAAACCCATTCGCTGAAGGTACAACTCAAGGTCTTGGAAGAATCACTGCTGGTTCTAACCGTTACTACAGAAGAGTAAAGGTACAAAACCTAATGTAAGCGAGATGCTTATATCTTTACGAGACTCCTCTTTGAGGGGTCTTTTTTTATGATAAATATTCACATGGCAAATAATCCGTGTTCCCTAAACGAGGTATCCAATAGGAACTTACTCTCGATAGGAGGATTCAAATTAGTAATCAATAAATGTCCAAAGGTAGACTTTCTCTGTAATAAGGCAAATCTACCCGGAATATCTCTGGGTGTCGCTGTACAGTCAAACTACCTCAGAGATTTACCAGTTCCCGGTGAGAAACTTACTTATCAGGATCTTAGAGTTGACTTTCTTGTAGATGAGAAGTTGGAAAACTACATTCAACTATATGAGTGGATGACTTCACTAGGGTTTCCAGAAAACTTTGATCAGTTTTCCAGACTACAAAGGGACAGTAGGTATTTCCCTGATGATAATAGTTCTTTTCAAGAAAGATCTGACGCTACACTCATCATACTAAACAGCAACTATCAAGAAGCAGGAAGTATCAAGTTCAGAGATCTCTTCCCAACTGAACTGACAGGAATACCTTTTGATGCTACAATAGATCAGCAACAGTATTATACTGCAACTGCTATATTCAAATATACGATGTACGACTTGATTGACAATGCCGGAAAGAAAGTCTAGTTTTTCATTAGATAAGATACAAGAAATGTGGGAGTCTGATTCTAAAATGAATCAGGATGAACTTGATGCAGAGTCACTAAAGGTACCTCAATTACATGCTAAGTATTACGACATATATAATGTAACTCTCACTCTCAGAAAACAGACTGAGACTGCATACTCTAAAGTTCTATTAGAAAGAAGACAGTATTACCAAGGCAAAGCGACTGCTGCTGTATATGCAAAAGAACCCTTTCCCTATAAGGTAAGAGATAAAGATGATCTAAAACTTTATCTTGATGCTGATGAAAAATTGAAGAATTTATCTCTAAAACGAGAGTATTATGATATGATGCTTCGCTATATTGAAGAGATACTAAAACAAATTACTAACAGAACATATCAAATCAAGAATGCAATAGAGTGGCGACGTTTTACCTCTGGTTATGGCTGATCTGGTTATACGTAAGAAGAATGAAGTATTCTTACGAGTTGAATGTGACCCTCATATAAAGCACGAGTTACAAGATCAATTTACATTTGATGTTCCGGGTGCTAAATTCATGCCACAATACCGCAACAAGTATTGGGATGGTAAAATCCGTCTATTCAATATGGATAGAGGGGAGATATATTGTGGACTGATTGATAAATTACAAGTTTTTTGTGAAAGATATTCATATACATTTGAGTTTGAAGAGAATAAACACTATGGTTTACCCTATGAAGAGAATGATTCATTCTCAGAAGAGGGTGTCAGAGACTATCTAACAACAATATCTAAGTATAAACCTAGAGATTATCAGGTAGAAGGTGTTACAGACGCTCTAAGACGTAATAGAAGGTTGCTTATATCACCTACTGCATCTGGTAAATCACTAATGATCTACTCTATATGCAGATATCATGCAGAAAATGGTAGAAAAATACTTTTGATTGTCCCTACTACATCACTTGTAGAGCAGATGTACAAGGACTTTGAAGATTATGGTTGGGATGTAGAAAAATATTGTTATAAAATTTATGGTGGTGCACCAAGAAATACTGAACAATCAGTCATAATCTCTACATGGCAGAGTATATACAAACTAGATCGTAAGTGGTTTGCTAACTTTGAAGTGGTAATAGGTGATGAAGCACATCAATTCAAATCCAAATCACTAGTAAATATCATGACTAAAATGGCAGATACAAAGTATAGGTATGGGTTTACAGGTACACTTGATGGAACACAAACTCACAAGTGGGTGCTTGAAGGATTGTTTGGTCCATCATACAAAATTATTAGCACTAAAAAATTACAAGATGCAGGGTATCTTGCTAAATTGAATATCAAAGTTTTACTAATGAAACATGAACCTCAAAAATTTGATCTTTATGAGGATGAGGTTCAGTATATCATCAATAATGAGAAGAGAAATAAGTTTATCAAAAACCTTGCTCACGACCTGAAAGGCAATACATTAATACTTTATAGTAGGGTTGCTACCCATGGGCAGGTTCTTTTTGATCTCATAAATATTGGTAACCGAAAGGTTTTTTTCGTTCATGGTGGTGTGGATGCTCAAGAACGAGAAGAGGTCAGAAAGCTTACTGAGACTGAAAAAGATGCTATAATAGTAGCATCTTTCGGTACATTCTCAACAGGCATCAACATCAAAAATTTGCACAACATCATCTTTGCTTCCCCTAGCAAGTCTAGAATCAGAACACTTCAATCTATTGGTAGAGTTCTAAGAAAGGGAAACAATAAAGTCAGTGCAACATTGTTTGACATAGCAGATGATACAAAGAAGGGGTCGAGAAATAACTACACATTAAATCACTTGATCGAACGGATCAAATACTACAACGAAGAAAAATTCAACTATGAAATTCTCCAAATCAAAATCGGATGAACCTTACGATGAGTTTTATGCTTCTTTAAAACTTATAACTGGTGAAGAAATATTAGGATTAGTCATGGTAGATAGTAGTGGTATACCAGAAAATATTATTGTATCGAATCCGTTAGTATGTCAAGAAATTCGTTCCTCTGGAACGAATATACCCATGGGGTATAAGTTTGAACCGTGGATGAAATTAACTGATGAAGACACTTTTATAATATCTCTAAAAAAAGTAATTACTGTATCAGAGATTAAAAGTAATGAACTAATAGATACGTATAAAGACTTAGTGGAACATGGATTCAATGAAACTAATCCTGATCTAACTAAAGATATGGGATATATCAGCAGTGTATCTAAAGCAAGAGATATTCTAGAGAAACTCTATAGATCTAAGAATTAATTAATATAGCCATCCCTTGAACCCTTACAGAGTTATTGTACATAAAATAGACAAGGTTGTCAAGTCATGCTATAATATGAACATAATCGATACATAACATGGTTAGAAAAAGATCGGAGCACTATGTCAATAACAAGGAGTTCTTTGCTGCTATTGTTGCATATAAACTTGATATTTTAGAGTCAGAGAAGTTAGGGAAACCAAAACCAAGAATCACAAACTATCTTGGAGAATGCTTTCTAAAGATTGCTACACACCTATCATATAAACCAAACTTTGTAAACTACATGTTCAAAGATGATATGGTATGTGATGGTATAGAGAACTGTGTGCAGTATATTAATAACTTTAATCCTGATAAATCTAAAAATCCTTTTGCATATTTCACACAGATAATACACTATGCCTTTTTACGTAGAATACAAAAGGAAAAGAAGCAATTAGAAATAAAGCAAAAAATTATTGAAAGATCTGGTTTTGATGAAGTTATGACTGCTGATCAGGAAGGTAAATCATCAGAATATAATTCAATCAAAGATGCTATACAATCTAGAAATAGTAATAGATGAAAGAAGTTTTCTTTACTCCAGACGAAATGCAAATGATTCGTGTTTGTTTGTATAATGCACCTATTCCTTATGATCAGGGTGAAGGTGCTAAAAAAATAAAAGTCCTACAAGAAAAAGTAGGTAAACCAAAAACTCGAAAAGGCGAACCTTTACCACTAATTGAATGTGATCTAACCAAGTATGAACACAACTATATGGACAGCACAGATACTATTGTCAAGCAATAGACTTCAGAAAGTTAAATTTAAGTGTCCTTCTAATCTAAGAGAGGATGCATTACAAACAGTCAAATCGATCTATGGTGTCGATGACGTCAGACAACTAACAAGAGTATGGAATTAACACAAGACATTATTGACCAGATACAGGAAGCAATGCTTCACACCAAGAAAAATGGTGATATTAACTGGCAAGATGGTGATGAGATTGATGTATGTCTAGCAGGAACGTTTGCTGCTGATAGATTTATTGTCATACATAACAGAACAAAAAGCAGCACATCAAAACAGAATTTTGTAAAATGAAAGTTGCTAT